TGCAGGTAGAAGTCGAGAAAGGCAGGGCTGCTTCTGCGCAGCAGCTGCAGGCTGATGTCGCCAGCGCCTGCGAAGGTGCGCACATTGGCAGTCTGGGTGTCTGTGGTGACAGCTGTGCTGCTGACCTCAGACTTCTGGGTGGCCTGCTCTGCCACTGTCGGGCGGGTCAGAATGCGCGGGTAAATGATCTGGGTGCCGTTATCGGGCATCTGAATCTGGCGCGTGCTGGCCATGAATGGGCGCGCTGTGCTGATGGCGCCGACCATCTCACCCACATAGGCAGGTGGCACCATGCCCACATTGGCTGGGCTGATGATGTCTGCCAGGGCGCGCTGCTCCAGGCTCGACAGCTGCCCGCCATCCATCATCTTCAGCGCTGCCTGCACCCAATCGCCACGGAAGGGCTTGGGCACGTCAGCCATGGCAGGCACGCTGGCGCCTGTGCTCACGGTCGGGCGCTCTGCGCTGCGCTGCTCCAATGCAGCCAGGCGCTCTTGCAGGCGCTCATGCTGCACACGCAGGTCTTCAGTGGTCATGCCCTTGGCCTCGATGCCACTCACGCGCTGCTCTAGGCTGACCAGCTGGCCTGCGACGATGGGCGCCTGCTCTGGCGTGCTGTCAGTGACGGTCTGCTCAGTCATGGTGCCCTCTGCTTCTGGTGCGCTGCGCGCATAGATTACTGCTGTGCCTTCATAGGTAGGGCGCCAAGTCAGCGAGACTTCACGCAGGTTGACCTTCTTACGGGCGATTATGCGCTGCGCGCCTCTGCCCTCATAGGCTGTGCCACCCTCGATTTCCTCAAAGGATGGGCTGGCGCCTCTGTAATAGCCCTCTCTGGCCAGCGTCAGCAGCTCATCACCACGCGCTGTGGGCGCCACTTGGAAAAGACCAGTCTGGCCTTCCTCTGTGCGCTCCATGGTGATGCCACGCCCAGCAGGTGGGCCTTCATGCTCCATGCGCAGAATCACATTGGCTGGGTCATTGGCGCCGGTCAGCGGGTCATGGTCAAAAGCGCCAGAGTCAAAGCGCTCATTGCCATTGGCTGTGCGGCCAATGTCACCCCACTTGGCAAAGCGCACAGCGACCACGCGCTCTGACTCTGAGCGCACCTCGATGGCGCCAGCGGGCAGCGCTTCCCAGCGCACCAGGTCACCCACCAGCAGCGGCTCCACCTGTGTCTGCTGCTGCGTCAATGATCTTCTGCAGCTTGGCAGTCAGGCTGGTGCGTGGCTTATCGCGTGCCTGCTCTGCATCCAGGGCTTCCTGCGCCATCTCTGCGTCTTCGCCCACGTCAGCCAGGATTGCGTCAGCAGTCTTCGCGGCCATCTCCTGCGTGCCCTCTGCGCCAGGCTCCATGGCGCTCTCTGCCACGTAGGGATAGCCAGGCGTCTGGCCTGCTGGGAAGTCGCGCCACGCTTGGCTGTGGGAATTCCAGAATTTGGGCATCTGGCGTCAGCTCACTTTCTGCTGCTGCTGGAAGGGTAGCGCTGCTGGCAATGGCAATGGCGCTGGCTGCGCTGGCTTGGCGGGCAGCTCGATCATCTCGCGGTCAGCGATGGTCTGCTCATCCATCACGCCCAGCTTGGAAGCTATCTCGTAAATCTGCCAGCGCGTCTTCGCGTCAGCGCGCTGGAATCCTTCCACGTCATAGCGCGCCTCAGTCCCTCTGGCCAGCAGGTCGCTGAAGGCCTGCTCGATCTGCTCTAGGTAGTAGGGCGCCAGGGTCAGCCTGACCAGCTCTGTAGCCAGGTCACCCACGTTGGTATAGCTCAGGGCTGTGCCTGCCACTGGCGCTTCCAGCAGGCGCCCACTGATGCCAAACATGAGCGCCACGTCGCCACGGCTGTGCGCTCGACTGCCCACCAGCTGGGCCTGCTCTGGGTTGGCATTGAGCACAGTGGGCGTGATGTTGCTGGCCACCTTGGGCATGTTGGGCGGGTCAGTCAGCCACTGGTCTTTTATCTTCTGCGGCTCATCGCCAGCCAGGATGCCAGTGGCGCTCAGGAAGACCGACGGCATGCCACCACCTGAGAAATAGCGCGCTGCCCAGCGATCTGCCTCTGTCGCCACGTTGAGCGCTGCGCCACACAGCTGCATTGGGCCTAGCCCTCTGCCAGTCATTGGGTCAGGCGTCAGCAGGGTGACGTGAATCACGTCGCGTGGGTCATAGGCAATCTGCTTGCCATCAGTGGTGGTGCGCTTCCAGGTGTGGCTGACGCCATCGAAATCAGACTGCATCGCCTCTGGCACCACTGGGTAAATCGATGCTGGCGAGCCATCGTCTGCATAGCGCTCTGTGACCAGCCAGATGGTTTCGCCTCTGGTGGCCATATAGAAGACTGAATCTCGCGTGAAGCGCCCAGGCGTCATGGCCTTGCAGGGTCGCTTCACCAGCTGTGGCTCTGGGTCGATCAGCACGTCATTCCTGAAGGCATCCAGGTCGAGCGTGGCTGCGATGGTCGACAGCATGGTCACAGCGCGATTGACGGCTGGGATGCCCAGCGCCTCGCGGATGGTGGGCGCCAGGCTCGCAGACTGCTGGCGCTGGCGTGCCCACAGCTGGGCGTCTATGTCTGGGTAGTCGCCAGATGGGTCGAGTGTGCGCTGCTCTAGCTGGCGCCTGTGTGGTGGCGTCAGGAATTCGCGCAGTCGCATGGCTGCGAGTCTAGCGCCGGCTCATCTGGGTCAGCAGCCAATACACCACGAAAGCGCCCACCACCACGATGATGAGCGCCTGCCACCACTCAAAGCCAAAGACCATGCAGCGATTATGCGCGCCACCTAGTAGAGCCGGCTCACACCTGCTGGATTGGTGGCCAGCCACACTGCCCTGATCGCTGCCAGGGCTGCGGTCACTGGCCTGTCTGCCTTGGCTTTGTCTGCGTGCCAGGTGCCTGCAGATATGCGCCTTGCAGTGAAGGGCAGGTCAGCAGCGATGGCGCCAGCGTCTGCATGGCGCAGCCTGCCACCATCGACCATGCGCACAAAGCGCTCTGACGCGCTGGCCCATTCCTGCCCGCTGATGGCGTGGCTGACGCGCAGGTGCCTAGCCAGGTCACGGTCAGTGGTGGGCGAAAAGCCACACGCCTGCACAGCCATCTGCGACTGCATCAGCAGCAGGCGCTGGCCCAGCTCATCGATGTCTAGCGGGTCGCCTGTGACATCAGCAGCGACAGTCAGCGCCACGCTGCCATCTGACTGCTGCCAGGCCAGCGCAGCTGATGCCCTGTGGCCATCGACAGCCACGCCCATGAAGGTGATGGTGGGCGCTTCCAGGCTCGCAGTGGCGCGCTGCCAGGGCACGTCTGCCACCAGGCGTGGCAGCAGCGATGTGACCCAGCGACACAGGTGCTCAGTCTCAAAGATGGCCTGCTGGCCTTCCAGGTCATAGGTCTGGAATTGGCGAGCCAGGTAGTCGAGCGTCTGGCGTGGGTAGCGCTCAAAGCGCGGGTTTGCCTCGCGCCAGCCGTCACGGTCTGTGATGGCTCGATCTGGCGCTGCTGACCATTCCAGGTAGGCCAGCGCTGGGTCAGCGTCAGCGCGCTTGCGCAGGGCATTGAGCACCACTGATGTCTCATCGCCTGCATTGGACAGATAGAGCATCTGCGGGTCTTTGGAAGCGGTCAGCGTGGGTCGCGCTGCAGCCATGAAATCGAAGGTGTCAAACTCGCGCAGCTCATCGATTATCACGTCATCATTGGCTGGCCCGCGAGCGCCACCCCTAGTGGGCGCCACGATGCGATACAGGCCACCATTCCAGAGCTCGATGCGCTCCTGCCCATTAGCCAGGCGTGGCAGCTTCTTTAGGTCAGCGCGCCAATGCTCGACCATCGCGTCTGCCACGTCAGTGAAGACCTCGCGTGGCAGCTCACGATTCTGGGCTGTGTGCATGATCTTCCTGCCACGCAGCAGCTTCAGCACGATGAGCGTCTTCAGCAGCGCGGTCTTGCCATTCTGCCTAGCGACGATGGCAGCAGCCTCTGGGTATTGCAGCCTGCCCTTGCGCTCTGCCGTGATGCTGGCCACAGCGCGCAGCTGCCAGGCCATCGGGCGCCAGCCAATGGCTCTGGCAATGGCCCGATAGTCGCTGATCTGGTTTCGGTCTGAAACTGGTGGCGCCAGCCTTGGCTCGATGGCGCGCTGGGTCATTTGCGGGTCAGATCGCCCACGATGGGTGTCAAACGGTCAGAGAGAGAGATCGACTGCTGACGAGCATCTAGAGCGCTACGCTGCAAAAAAAGCTGACGCGCCTTCCTGACGCCAGGCGCTTGGCAGTCTGCGCAACATGCCACCAGATTTTCTGGGTCAAACATCGCACCACCATCTTCACGCCTTATGCGATGGTCAACGGTATTGGCTGGCGCTCCACAGTAGCCACATATCCAGTGGTCACGCAGCAGAATGAAGCGCCTAATACGCAGCCAGCGCTGTGTCTTCAGGCGTGGGTCATTGCGCATGGGTCTGTAGTGGTGCAGCTACAGCACCGCTACCCAGCAGACAGTGGCGCACCACTACAGGCCAGCATTATTGCCACGCACCACATTGGGTGGGTTGGTGGCTGGGTCATGGTCGGTCTGCTCGACTATGCGCCCATCAGGAAGCGTCACCCTGCTGGCCACCTGCTCTGCCACTTCGCCTTCCACATCAGCATGGGTGTGGCGCTGGTCTTCACCAGACATCTAGCCAGGCTCACCCTCTGCTGGGCTGTCTGCCTTGGCGTCTTCCACCTTGGCAGCGATGGCATCTAGCACCTTGCCAGGCTGTCGGTCTTCCAGGTTGGTTTCTGCCACGTCAGCAGCATCGCCAGCTTCAGCAGCCACCTTTGGGTCAGTGGCCTGCTGCTCGACCTCTTTGTCTTCAGCGATGGCTTCCTGCGCGCCCTCATCGCCACCCACGATCTTTGGCTCTGGGTGCTCGACATCGACTATCTGCGGGTCAGTCTCAGTCTCGTGTGCTTCGCCAGTCATGCTGCGCTTCCTCTCTTTCCGTAGGCACAGTGGATTAGGCCCAGGTCATTCCTTTTCAGCGCTGGGCTGACATCTGACTGCCTGACCCACTCGCCTTCATAGCCTCTGAAGGTACGGCCCATCGGGTCAGTCAGATATAGCAGCCAGGTGCCATCAGGCGCCTTTTTGCGGCCATGGAAGGTCAGCGCATGCAGGCCTTTCCAGTCATAGCCCACATGCCTTCTGAGATTGCGTGGCAAATCCTGCATGCGCGCTGTGACGGAAATCACAGCCTTGCCAGCCTTATTGGGCTTCTGGGCGCCTGCCAGCAGATTGACCAGGGCGCTGTCGCTGATGGCCTCGAAGGTCACTGGCGCATCTGGCAATTCCTTGCGCAGGGCACGCTTCATATCTGCGTAGCTGGTGCCTCGATGCTCTGCCATGGGCACGCCAGATGCCTTGCGCAGGGTCATGCCAAAGTCTTTGGGCACGTCATAGCCCATGAAGGCCAGCACAGGGCAAATCGAGTAAGGCAGGCAATTGACAAAGGGCTTGCCATCGACCCTTTGGCTGTAGAAGGTGCGCTTTGGGTCGACTATGGGCAGCGCCATCAGAGCGCTATCTCTACGGGCAGATCGTCGCCAGGCTCATCATCGCCATCGCCATCTGGCATGGCTTCCTGCTCATGGTCTGTGCCAGCGTCTTCTGGGCTGTCGGCCGGCTCATCATCGTCTTCTGGGTCTGCGGGCTGATCAGTCATGGCTGCGAGTCTAGGCGTTTTTCCAGCTGCTCGATGCGCCTGCGCAGGTCAGCATTCTGTGCCCTGAGC